ATATGTGGCGACCGACCAAGATCGACACAAGAAAGGTTCCCGAAGTCTCTGAGGATGTTTGGAAGTCAATCATCAAGCAATTCGGCGAGAATTCCAACGAAGCCAAGATCGAGGTTTACGGTGAATTCCCCGAAAGCACCGAAGATCAGTTTATTTCCGTAGAGACGATTCGCGGGGCAATGGAGCGGGAAGTTGTTGATGACCCGCACGCACCTTTGCTGATGGGCGTTGACGTTGCCCGCTCGGAAGTTGGCGACAGAACAGTAATCGCGTTCAGGAAAGGAAGGGATGCTCGTTCTATCCCTTGGCAGATTTACAAGGGTTTGAAGGGCGATCAGATTGTAAGCAAGATTGCTGCTGCTATAGACAAATATAATCCTGATGACGTGTTTGTCGATGGCGGCGGTGTTGGTGGCCCAATTATTGATATGCTTCGTAGTCTTGGTTACAGAATTCGTGAAGTTCAGGCTGGAAGCAAGGCGGAAGATTCAACAACATTTCCTAACAAGCGGCTTGAGATGTGGTGGCGCATGAAGGAATGGTTGGAAATTGGCTGTATTCCTGATAATCCTGATCTCATGGACGACCTTAAAGGGCCAAGGCTGGATAATCACAGGATTACCGGGCAGATGATTCTTGAAAGCAAGAAGGAAATGAAGAAGCGCGGGCTTGCTTCCCCAGATTGCTTTATTGCAGGGACTCTTATTGCTACGCCAGACGGAGAAAAACCGATTGAATCAATTAAACCAGGTGATTATGTTTTGACCCCTTTTGGCAAAAGCAGGGTTGAGACTGTATTGGAAAGTAATACGGACAAGCTTACAACAGCTACATTTTCAAATGGATCGGTGTTATCTGGAAAAGGAAGTCACAAGATTTTTACGTTTGACCAAGGATGGGTTAAAATGGAGGCGCTTTCATTAACTAATGAATGTGACTCATATAATCCTTGGAGTATTGCAAAATGGCGCATCCTGGAAAGATTCTTTACAAGAATGAACCGTTTTTTCTTCAAACGTCAGGTAGATATTATCAGTCAGGAAGGAAAACTGTTTCGGAGAGGCTTTTACATAGACGCATCTGGATTGAACACAATGGAGATATTCCAGACGGTTTTTGCGTCCACCATAAAAATGGTGATTGGACTGATAACTCAATCGACAATCTTGAATGTTTGCCGATTGCAGAACATGCAAGCAAGCACACAATCGAAAGAATGGCTGAGCATGAATTTCGCAATTTGGCCATTTCAGCACTACAAAAGCATCGACATACTGCCGCAGAGTGGCATAGATCAATTAAAGGATCAGAACTTGCAAGCAGTATTTCCAAAAAGGGTTGGGTTTGTCCTGAGAAACGAAAACAAACAGAAGTTGTTTGCAAGCAATGCGGCAAAATGTTCAAAACATTTATGGGGGCAAGAACAAAGTATTGTTCAAGAAACTGTTACGCAAAATCTGCGTACCATAAAGACAAAACAGCTTCTGGAATTTGTAAAGTTTGCGGCTCGTCTTTTGTTTTCAATAAATACCGCAAACAGGAATGTTGCTCCCATTCGTGTGCAAACAAAAACAGTGCAAGAAACAAAAACATACAACCTGACGCTTGAGTCGGAAAATGTTTACTATGCAAATGGTATTTTGGTTGCAAATTGCGCCGAGGCGTTGGTGCAAACCTACGCTTTCAAGGTTGCAAGCAAGAATATTAAGACATATCGTACACAAACACTTAAATACCCATCATTAGGGATCGCATAATGGCAAAAATGGACGATTCGACGCTGCTGAACATCATTGAAGATGAGGAACGCAATTTTGATGATTCTGATCTTGAATCAGATCGTGAACGGGCAATCAATTATTACTATGGCAAGCCATACGGAAAGTTAGCTGAGCCTGATATTCCTGATCGTTCTACATACATCAGCCGTGATGTGTCCGATACGATTGATTGGATAATGCCAGCATTGATGAAAACATTTACAGCCAGCGACGAAGTTGTGAAGTTTGCGCCGGTGAACAGTGAGGACGTTGAGGCGGCAAAACAGGAAACCGAGTACACGAATCACGTTATTCAAAACAAAAATCACATTTATCAGGTTTTTTCGACATGGTTTGATGACGCGCTGATTCAGAAGAATGGTTATGTTTGTGCCTACTGGAAATCTGACAAGTCAATAACAACTGAATCTTATTCAGGATTGGATCAAGATCAAATTACCATGCTTATGCAGGATGGTAATGTGGAGATTGAGGATATTGAAACGATCATTGATCCAATGAACCCTCAGATGCAAACATTTAATGTCATTCTTAAACGTGTTAATGACAACGGTCATGTTTGCATTGAGAACATTGTTCCTGAGCTTGCCCGTATTTCATGGAATCATCGGTCTGTTGCATTGCAGGACAGCAATTATTGCGGATATAACTCATACAAGACTATTTCCAGTCTGCGTGAAGATGGTTATGACGTTGACGACGACATTAGCGACAGTTATGGCGACTTGAATGAGTACGATAGTTACAACAGGGAACGCTACGAAAACCCGAACATCAATAGAACGCAGGACATGGATAGCAATGATCCGTCAATGCGTGTTGTTTGCGTTAGAACAAGATGGGTCAGGGTTGACTATGACGGGGATGGCATTGCCGAGCTTCGTTATATTGTCCTTGTTGGCGACACAATTCTTGAAAATGCTCCAACTGATGTAATTCAGATGGCGGCCATAACGCCGCGCATTATGCCGCATAGCCATTACGGCAGGTCTGTTGCTGAAACTGTGGAAGATTTGATGGAAATCAAAACCACGTTGATGCGCGGACTTGTTGATAACGTCGTGCTTGCAAACAATGCTCGCATTGCCGTTGATCGTAATCTTGTTGATCTTGATGATGTCGTGAACAGCCGTCCTGGTGGCGTTATTCGTACTGATGGGCCACCAGGGGCATTAATTGCACCCGTCCAACATCCGTTGCTTGGCAACGTTGTAATGACCGCCGTCGGCTCAATTGACGCGATAAAGGAAGTTCGTACTGGCGTCACGAAATACAACATGGGCACCGATGCCGGTAATCTGAATCGTACAGCGACAGGCATCAGCATCATAAGCACGGCAGCAAACCAGCGTATTGAATGGATTGCTCGCACTTTTGCTGAAACCGGTGTTAAAGACCTGTTTGGGATTGTCCATGCCCTGATTCGCAAACATCAAGACAAGGAAGATGTCTTTATGCTGCGAAACAAGTGGATTTCTGTTAATCCGAGGGAATGGATTGAGCGTAAAAATATGTCCGTTTCTGTTGGACTTGGTTCCACAAACTCTGAAGTTCAGATGCAACGCCTGACAAACCTTGCAATGGTGCAGGAACGTGCTTTCAGGGCTGGTGTTGTTAGCCCGGAAAACGTTTTTAATCTTGTAAGCGAAATGGCAAGTGTTCTTGGTTACAAGGATTACCAGCGTTTCTTCACGCATCCACAAAACATGCCGCAGCAGAACAAGCAAGACCCAAAAATGGAGAAAATCAAGGCGGATATGATTAACGCCGAGAAAGACAGGGAAATTGAGTGGGCAAAACTGGCGCAGGATAAGAACGAATCTGATTTTGATAAGCAAAAGCAAGTTCTAGACATGGTTTACGGCATTGGATCGGACATATATGGACCCTAAAGAAGAAATTTTCCGTGGTGAACAGGCGCACAATATCCTTGAAAACGTTATTTATAAGGAATCATGGGAAAAAGTCAGGGAAAGCATCATTACGGCATGGGAAACGTCTCCGATCCGCGATAAGGAAGGCCAGCATGAACTCAAGTTGATGCTGAAATGCCTTAAAGATGTTCAGAATTACATGGAAAACGTTGTAACGACCGGCAAAATGGCCAAGATTCAAGTTGAAAAAGGCAATTTTGTGCGTAATATGTTTAGAAAGTAGTATTTGTGTACTACCCCATAAGGGGTTAAGGAGAGTAGTGAAATGGAGATGACTCCTAGTGAAGTCTCTAGTGCGAATGATGTTCATAGCCGTTTCGAGCAATGGCTAAATGCTGACGATTCTTCTGAATCTGAAGCAGAGGTCGCTGTCGAGGAAGAAAATGAACAGGAAAATGGTGATGCAGCCATAGAGCAAGATGAGGCAAGCGAAGAAACCGAGGTCTCGCAAGAGGAAGCCGAGGAATCCAAGGAAGCCGAAAACTCTGAGGATGATTTTGAAACCATTGATATCAACGGGAAAAATATTCGTGTACCTAAAGAGGTCGCTACAGAAGTTTCGGCTTTGAAGCGTAATCTGGTTGCCGACTACACCCGTAAGACCCAGGAAATTGCGGAAATCCGCAAGCAAGCATTGGAATTAAATGAGCAAAACATGCAGCGCATTGCCTTTGAACAGCAGAACGTTAATCTACTGTCTCAGATGCAGTCGTTGGAATCGCAGCTCAAAAATTATGAAAATGTAGACTGGGCCGCTCTTGCCGAGCAGGATATTTCGCTTTACAGCAAGCACAAAGAAATCCGTGACGATCTGCGTGGTAATTTGCAGAACGTCAAAGACGAGCTTGGTAAACGTTATCAGTTTACACAGCAATTGGATGCTAAAGCCCAGCAAGAAGCAATGCAGCAGACCGTGAATCTGGTTAAACAGGCGGTTCCTGATTACTTTGAAAAGTACGACAACGAAGTAATTGTTGCTGCCGAAAATCTTGCTACGAAGTATGGCCTGAAGCTTGACCAAAACGCTTTGCGGACGCTTAGTCGTGATCCGTTGGTTGTTCTTGGGCTTGTTGAACTGGTTAAGTATCAACAAAAGGATGCTTCGCTGCAGGCAAAACGTTCTGAAATCGGTAAGAAAATGGAAGCTGTCCCGAAGAAAATGCAGAAGTCGATCTCCGGGAAGCAATCAAATCAAAATCAAAGTCGTGAATCGAAGATCAAGGCACTGTTGAAGGCAGGCCGTATTCGAGACGCGGCTGAACTTTAGGAGTTTTAATCATGGCAACTTATCAAACATCCACCCCCGCTAAAGGCTTGCGTGAATCGCTTGCCGACTTTATCGAGGATATTTCTCCCGAGGAAACGCCAATTTATTCTATGGCGCGTAAATCCTCTATCAATGCTACTCTTGAAGAATGGCAAACCGACGTGCTTGGCACGCCTTCTCCGACTAATGGCATTATTGAAGGTGCCGATGCTGCATACGCAACGCCTACCGCTACTGTCCGTCTTGGCAACTATGTCCAGACCGCCCGCAAGGATTTCAAAATTGCTGGCATGTTGGATGTTGTAAAGAAAGCGGGCCGCTCGACTGAAACCAAATATCAGTCCTACAAGCAAGGTCGTGAACTCAAGATGGACGTTGAAGCGGCGCTGTCGCAAAACAACGCTGCTGTAGCACCGGCAACCGCAACTGCTGGTCGCTCCGCTTCCCTGGAAACGTTTGCTTGGGCTGTTAACAACTCTGCGGGCGCTACTGGCGCACATGGCACTGGCGGCGCAACCACTGTTGTTACTTCCGGTGCTCCTACTACCGCCATTACCGATGGCACCCAACGTGCCCTTACGGAAGCGCAGGTAAAAGCAACTCTGTCTGATGGTTATGGCAAAGGCGCTCGTTACAAGATGGCGGTCATGGGGCCGACGCAAAAGCAGGCATTTTCTGCGCTTGCTGGTCTTGCTTCTACGCGGAATAACTATTCCCCGATGAAGGGCAAGCCCGGTGTCATTCTTGGCGCTGCTGATGTTTATGTGTCTGACTTCGGTGATATTGCGCTTGTGCCTTCTCAGGCCATGCGCTCGCGCACCATTCTCTTTATTGATCCTGAAATGGTTGAAGTCAAACTTGGCCGCAGGTTCAAGGAAGAAGAACTGGCAAAAACCGGCGATTCCGTTGGTATGCAAATCATTACGGATTTCACGCTTTGCGTGAGAAACCCGCGTGGTGTTGCGAAAGTCGCTGACCTGTCGTAATTTGAAGGGGGCTTCGGCCCCCTTTTTTGTTTTAACATGGCAAAAATACTTCTTAACGAAAACAAAACGACCGGCGTTCAAACTTGGTATGAAACCGAGGATGAATCTCAAAGGGCAACCGTCAAGCAAGATGTTGACGACATTCTTTCTTATGCCGCTAATATGAGACAGGCAACGCAAGGCGAAAGCTATGGCGATATGAGAAAGATTGGCGTTATTCCAATGAGCGTTCTTGGTCAAGCTATGCGTGAAGGCTGGGCTTATGACCAAAAAAGGATTCGTGAATGGTTAGCACGGAATCCTGCATTTAAGACATTCGACAGGAAGCTATGATGGATTATTCTGACCTGAAGACAGCAGTTATCAACTGGACTCATAGGGGTGATCTTGCTTCTGTCATTGACACGATGATTGATCTTTTTGAGGCGCGGGCGAACAGGAATATCAGGGTTCCTGAAATGGAAAACAGGGCTTATGCAACCCCTACTGATGAATACATTGCATTTCCAACTGATTACCTTGAACTAAGAAATATTCAGGTAAACGATTCTTCCCCATATCAGTTGGAATACACAACCCCAAAGCACATTGACTCGTTGGGGCTTTCTGGTGGAAGCCCTATTTATTTTACGATTGTCGGTAATGAATTCCAGATTGCCCCAAGCGCAGCTGGCAAAGAAGTTGAGATCAGCTATTACCAAACAATTCCGTCCTTGTCTGAATCAAATACAACAAACTGGCTGATTACCAAATATCCTGATTACTATCTGTTTGGCGTGTTGCAGCAAGTCCAGATTTATACAATTGAACCGGATAGTTTTGAGCAGCGTTTGCTGATGATAGAAGCAGACATCAATAAACGTGGCAAGGCTAAAAAATATGGTGATAGCCCGCTTACTGTTGCAACTGTTTAAGGTGCATTATGAAATACAAAAAAATAGTATCCGGAGAAAGTTATATTGAATATAACGTTCCTGTTGGTGCAAAAGTAGATTTTACAGGGACTGGAACAATTCAATATACGACCGACAACGGAAATAAAGCGTTTGATGGTACTGCAACGTGGAGCGGCTTTACGTCAGGATCAAGGGTTTCCCAGGAAAATGTAAGCATCAAGATTATATGTACATCCGGCGAGTGTTCTTTATCGCTTGATGATGGAACAATTACTGACTTGAGTTTTGTCCAGTATGAAACAAACCAAACAACCGGCGCGGTGAGTTTGGTTGGGGCAAGTGGAATTGCGATTCAAAGCGTGTTGATGCCAACTGGCTACGACCAAGCATCAGAGATATCCCAGTATGTCAACGATACGGCAGGACATACTGTCGCCATGTTGGGCGGTGGAGATTTTATTATCGGAAGCCCACTTACACTGTATTCACGCCATAACTACGGTTCTAAATGGGGATCAAAAGGCATTGGTCTTGGGCTTCAGGGCGCGGGAGCAGACCTAACGCGAATTCTTTATACGGGCAATAAATCATCACCGTGTTTTCTGTTGACCGATCCAGGGTCAACTGATCCAGCAATCAATTTACGCAATACAATAGGAGAATTTTCAAAGTTCTCGCTGTTGTCTGCTACTGCTTTAGGGGCTGAGCAAAATGCGGGAACAGTAGAAGGGTCAGCCATTGAAGCGCGAGGTTCTGGAACGCAAACGGTGCATCATGGGATGCGATTTAAAGATTTGCGGTTGGATGGTTGGCAATACGGTATATCTCTTGATAACACTACAGGCATGGCTTTTGAACGCTGCTGGTTTCAGGAGTTTGAGAATGGCATTAGACTTGGATATAACTCTGACATTATAAAAATCACCGAATGCCTGTTTGGCCTAGAACAATTTGTCACAGGCTCAGAGCGCAATTCAGCGATTGCCGTCAAGACAGGGTGGGATACGGCAGAAAGCACGCCAGGAAATGGGAACAATATTTTCTTATCGTTTAATTGGTTTATGGGGATTGGCGCAGCATTTGATCTAGGGGCGAGTGAAGGACAAATTCACTTTTTTCATAATTATTTCGAGCGCGTCTTGCAATACTATAAAACCACTGCCGGAACAGTTAATGCTTTGCTATTTGATAGCAACACTTGGTCACAGATGAATGTGAATGATTCGTCCGCCGCGAAAATTGACCTTGGCACTGATGGTAATACTAGGGTTGAATTCAAAAATAATTTAGGTAGCGGAACTCCGACCGGGCCGATGATCTCATTTACCGGTTTCAACACTCTTATTCGTTGGAGCAAAAATTATAATCTTGGTTCGCACATCAAATACGCAGACGGTTCAAACCCAAGAACGCTTACGCTGCCAAATGGTGGCACTGGCGATCACGTTTTTGGCGGAACCTATGGAATTGCTCAGACAAGCGGCGATTTGCGTAGCACTGAACGGGCTGGTACCGGAAGTATAACGTGTTATTGGTATGATGGAGATATCAATAATTTTGCGGCCATGACAGGAAATATAACCGTATATATGGCATCCACTGCCACTCCGCCGCCGGTTGGACAACGCGTTAAATTCCGATTCAAGGCGGCAGCAACAAACCCCGAAAACTATGACATAACTCTCGATCCATCATGGGTGGTTCCGTTTACGTTTGCACAACCTGGTGCAAGTGATGCAAATAAACAAACATTGGTGGAAGTCGAGCGGGTTAGCAATGGGTGGATTGTTGTGTCGCCACAAAATGTGTGGCTGTAAATGACAGCCGTTTGAAGTTGCCAGCATGGCTGATTTACGTGAAAGGATAGATTATGGCACTCACCACAGCACAAGTAATTACTATTGAATGAGTCTCTTAACAAAAGACCTGTTAGTGGGTTTTGTTGGTTCTTGTCTTCTTAAGAATTTTGATGGACAAAAACCAATCCCAGAATTTCATAAAGAATTGTGGGAATTATGTACTAGTGATAGTAAATATATCGCTGCTGCTTTTCCTCGTGGGCATGGAAAATCAACTGCTGTAACTTTTGCTTATTCCCTTGCTGCTGCTCTTTTTAGAGAAAAGAAATTTATTCTTATTGTATCTGATTCTGAATATCAAGCAGCAATGTTTTTAGGGCAAATTAAGTCTGCTCTTCAAGATAATGAAGATATTATTAAATTATTCAAATTAAAAAAGAATGATAAAGGAATAGTTGAGTTTGTAAAAGAAACAGAAACAGATATTATTGTTGAGTTTGAGGATGGATATAAGTTTAGAATCATTGCAAAAGGTTCTGAACAAAAAATGCGAGGTCTTCTCTGGGATGGAAAACGACCTGATCTAATGATTCTAGATGATATGGAATCAGATGAGCAGGTAATGAACAAAGAACGTAGAGATAAGTTTCGTAGATGGTTCTATGGTGCTCTTCTTCCGGCTCTATCTGAATCTGGTGTAATTCGTTATGTTGGAACTATTCTTCATGCTGACTCAATGCTTGAGAATCTTATGCCTAAATATAATGGGCCTTTTACAGTACAAGAAGAATTAAAACAATATCAAACAAAATACTCTGGTCTTTGGAGATCTGTAAAATACAAAGCTCATAATGAAGATTTTTCAAAGATACTTTGGCCAGATAGGTGGACTAAAGATCAATTAAAAGCGTTAAGAGAAGACTATGTTTCTCGTGGATTACCAGAACAATATTCACAAGAATACTTAAATATTCCAATTGATGAAACTACTGCTTATTTCCGTAAAGCAGATTTTATTGCAGAGAATCATTCTGATAAAGATAAACCATTAAACTATTATATTGCTAGTGATATGGCTATTTCAGAATCAGCTAGAGCAGACTGGTCTGTTTTTGTGGTTGGTGGTGTAG